GAAGTGTAATAAAATTAGATGGATACGAAGCTGGTTCTTGAAGTAATCCGTGAATTGACATTATATAAATAAGTGAATATTTTTATTTATATAATTTTTTAACTCCATTTTTCCTAAAAATGGATTTTAGAGATACTTGTGGAGTCTTGAACCCATTTTGCCTCCAGAGTGACCCATTCCGACAAGACCAGCATCATTAGACACACCGTGAGCTAAATGTTTGGAAGAAATAAAAGGCATTCTTTTAATAGCAGATGACATGCTGTGAGCCATTTTGCCTCCAATCATTCGGTGGTATACAGCTTGTTCTACAGGGCGGACATCACGCTTCTCTTTCGCATCAAGAACCATTTGTTTAGTCAAAAGACCAGTGTAGATGTTAGAAGAGCCAGAAACAGTTGTAAATACACCGCTATTCGCACACACGACAACAATCTCAGGTTGGAAAGTGGCGTTGGTGTTATTTTTGAGAGTGATGTTAAATTGAAATAGGTACTGTCCGATGCTGCCGCTTGATAAATAGTCAGCCAAAGAAAGATTCTGAGTAGGAGATAAGATGAGAATAGAACCAGTTGTACCAACCAACGTTCCAGTACCAGTTCCAGCTTGAGAAGTGGAATTTGCTAAACCAGAGAATTCAACCCAAGCCTGAGTAGAGCCGTTAGCAACCGAAATACGCCAAAGGTCGTTCTGAGTAGCAGAAGCCAAAAGACCAGAAGCGTTATTAAAATTACAAGAGATGCTGTTAATCTGTAAGAAGGAAGCACTATCCTTAATAGTTTGCTGCGACATTGGAACACGAGCGTATATAATGAAATAATCTGGAATTTGGTTGAGCTGAATATTTTGACTGGAAATAGTGGCTACAGCATCAGGAACAAGAGCAGGATTGTTGGTAGACAAACTCAAATAACGAGGAAATTCGTTGTAAGGCAACACATTTCGCACTGGTATAAGGTCTGAGGGTTGAGTAGAAAGGAAATTGAAAAGAAGACGAGTTCCAACGAAAGGCTGAACGGCAGCAGCAGGAACAGCACCAGTAACAGCAGGGCAACCAAGAGAAGGAACAACAGTCCAGTTATTAGCAGTGGAGAAAGCTCGTTTACATGTGGTATCAATATTGGCGACAAAGTTCATCGTATTAATTCCAGAAAAGCCCATCATATTATAGCAAGGGTCACCAAAAATGATAGGAGACAAGAACAAAGGCTCAGTAAGAAGAGCAGACACGCAAACAACCCAACGCTCACCAGCAGCACCAGTAGCGATGTTAGATTGGTCTACGTAGTTAGCACCACCAGCAGTAGTGTACCTGTAAAGACGGACTTCAGCAGGGAAAGCACCTCTGGGAGCTTGGTCTACATCGTAGGATTGGTCGGAGTAGTTTCCTAAAGGGTTGTTGTTAGCACCCACACCATCAGCGTACTCCAAATAACTTTGGTCTGGAAGAGTAGGTGTCATTCCGTTATAACGATAAAGCTCTCTGCTGTCATTAAGACGGAGCAAGGGGTCAATCACATCTTGTAAATTGATAGAAACGTTACAGTTATTAATAGTGGCTGTCAAAGTAGTCATCAACTTTGCTAAAGGAAAGGCTTGGAAGGCATCAGTACTGCCGTAATCAAAAGCAGAAGCACCAAGAGTCACACCTGAAATAGCAAAGGACAAGGATAGAGTAGATTGAAGAAGAATCTCACGTGAAATAACGATAGATTCCGATGGAATTTGACAGTTGAAGACCATATTAGATGCGGTAGCTGTAATGGCTTGATATTGCTGATAAGTTACATTTGAGCCTCCTGAGTGGACTGCGTAAGAAAGTTCATCGGTAATGCCGAGGCGTGAATCACGGATAAGAACGGTTCTGAAATCTGAAGACATTATATAAATAAGTAAATATAAAAAAAAATAGAATTTATATTTATTAATTTTAAAGTTGCCTAAACTTTAATGAGAAATAGAACCTTTCTTAGTAAAAAGAATCTTAATGCTACATGCCCCACCACTATTAAGTTGTAATGGAAAGAACTCTCCTAATTTGGATTTCCAAAAGACGCTAATATCAATCTGACTGATAGGTTGATTACCAAATAAATCAATTAATCTTAATTGAGTAGGAGTGTAAAGAAGGCTGGGCTTGTAGACTCCATCATCAGCTACAAAATCACTAATAACTTGAGCGAAATTGGCGTTGTTACCATCACCAGCGTAAATAATTCCACCATCAGCAAAGATAAGAGGTGCTGAGAGCTGATTCGGTACAATAGGAAGAGTAGCAGATGTAAATACGATTGAAGAAATAGGAGTCCAACTAGCAACCGTTGAATATTCTTGAAATACAGTTGTTGCTACATACTGGGAAGCTACAGGAGCAGAAGTTGGAAGATAAATAGTTTGAGAGCCGTTAAAATTGGCGATTGCTAAACCAAAATTCTTACCATTTGTTACTCCTACAGTTCCGTAATTGATAGCAACGAAAGAAGGCATTAGATTTGCTAAAGGAGAATTAAAATAAATGGTAATTGGATTGACTACAGTTCCAACAGGAAAATTGTCGTAGAAAGCACTTTCAGCGTAGATACCAGCAGTGTTGCTGTCAGTATTCCAAATGATAACTGGAGCGTGAGATGCTACAACAGCAGGAAAAGCGGCAACTAAAAGAGCGTGAGCTTGGTCTAAAGCAGCCTGTACTAATTGTATCACGTAAGTATAATTAAAAGCGTAATAATATCCAGTGGAGTTATCCTGTAACTTATTGTAAGTTTGATTAGGAGCAGATGGTTCAGCAGCAAAAGCATTCTGAGGATTCCAAATAATACTAACTTGAAAATCCGTTCCTAAATAACTGAGCGTAACTGAATAGACAGTTAAATTAACATTAGATTGATTTGGTACAATTTCAGGTATAAACAACGGTAAGGCATTGGTGTCAACTTGAAATCTAATGATGCTTAAATAATAATCTCCTGAATTATTTACAAAAGCATTTTGACGTTGTTCTCTAAAAGCTACAATAGGGGGAACGCTTGTTTGGGACAACACATTAGCAATATTAATATCGTAATACACCTTGTCAGGATTGTTATCTCGTTTCACTTGGGATAATTGGGACATCTATAGTATTACTAAATATATTTTATTATATTTATTAACTAAATTAGCTTATTTTTACATATATATAAAAATGTTGTAAAAATAAGATTATATTTTGATTAAATGTTGTATAATCTGATTGTAAAAGTTAGATTATTACAGTAAATAATCTAATTAGATATATTTTATAGCGATTTTAGATTATATTTTGATTTCTAATAGGAATAATTTATAAATTATTCCTATTCTTAATCTAGTTAGATTATTTACAATAGAAATCCAAGCCCTGTATATAGATTATATTTGTAAAAATCTAAATATAATCTATTTTTTCATCTTTATTAGACATTTTGAAGGCTTTATATGGATTGTTGTTAGATGTTCTATCGGAATATAAAAAGTATCTTCTTCATCTGACACCATTTGCGCTCTTGAGAATGGTTTTACTTCAAAAGTATTGAATAAATCTTCTTCGTATTGAATCCAACTTATCTCGTCAGTGAAATTAAATATAAATATAATTGCCTTATCTGTTTCAGTCACCTTATTACATGTCATCATTGTTGTATTAAAAGTATTTCTATTTATATCAAATCTTGTTTTAACTTCAAATACGGCATCGTCACATTCGTAGTCGTATTTGGCGAACCTTTCAGGGTTCTCTCTAAGTTCTCCTTTCAAATCAAAATCCTCAAAGTATTTCTTAACAATTGGGAAAATTTCATGTTGAGCTTTCGTTCCTCTTTCAAAATCTTTTCTATAATGTACCATCTTTATTCTATATATATATAAAAATAAAATACTTTAAGCTAAAGTATTTCAAATAGATTATTTTTAATTAAAATCAAAATATTTAAAAATAAAATCTAATTATATACAAATGAATTCACCTACTTATATTTTAGCAGAAAGGCTGTGGGAGGCTGAGGAGTTTTTGGGAGTGGAACATTATTTACAAACTAAAGAGCAGTTTATCAAGCAACATCTCCAACACTCCGAGAATGATTTAGCAGTCAAGTTACTTGATATTGATAGAATTTTAATTGATAAGAATATGGAATCGTGGAGAGAAATTGTGGAAGAACATTTTACTAAATGTAAAACCGAATATAATTTGTCTGAGCCTGTAGCAGCAACTCTTGATTTTTGGCTGTCAAAATATATTAAACTTATTCCAAGTGCTTTACGTGACGAAATTATTGATGAAGAAGAAGTTTGTATGTTGTTAGAAGCAAGTGGAGATTATTTTTCTGGAGCTGAACCAGAGCAACATTTGGTTAACGCTTGGCTTCCGTACAATTCTGTTTTAGAACGTATAAATTAATAATTTTTAAATATCTGTATATTTATAATGGCTGAAAAAATGGCTGGTACAAATTTAAATTATATGATAGACTCGGCTGACATTGACAGATACCTTGACGCTGGGTCTTCAAAAATAATAAAATATTCTGAGTTAGACAATTTTAGGACTATTGAAGAACTTTTACCAAATGATGTAGATTACAAAATTGTTTTAGTAGAGCAAAATCCAAACAGCGGTCACTGGACTTGTATCTTGAGGTATGGTAAGACGATTGAATGGTTTGATTCGTATGGAATTAAACCTGATGGTGAGCTTAATTTTATTTCTAAAGTTAAAAATAGATTGCTCGGACAAGATGTAAAACATTTGACTCATTTATTAAATGATGCTACTACTCGTGGTTGGAATTGTATTTGGAATAGTAAAAAGTTACAGAAACTCAAAAATGGTGTGAATACATGTGGGCGATGGTGTTTGTTAAGAATTACAATGTTGACTCAGTTTTATTTTACTTTGAATGAATTTATAGATTTTATAGAAAAGAATTTTAAAGGTGGTTCTAAGAATTCAAAAGATAAAATGATTTGTGATTGGATTAAATAATTTTCAAATACTTTAGAAAAGGGTGAAAGAAGTCTCGTTGAGTTGGACGTCGTTTTGAAAGTAAATTTATAAAAGGTTTTTCCTCTTGTCAATGAGCTTGAGTTAGAGTTTTAGTAACCTTTTGGAAATCAAAATAAAATATTATTCAGAGAAGTATTTGAATAATATTTTGCGTGTAAAAATAAAATTTCAATAATCAGTTTTAATTATTCTTAATATAGTGACCTTCTATTGTTGAAACACTCGTCGCCATACTTGCCGCATCTTTCTTCATCTCGTCCGCTACATCTTTGTATTTATCTGTTAAAAATATTTTTCTTAGCATTGACACTCCTATTTTTTTTCCAAATATTTTGTAAAGCAATCTTGTAAAATCATTATTATTTGTAAATGCTTTTCCATCGTAAGAAACTATAAATGGTACAGATTCTTTTTTCATTTCCTTTGCTAGTGGGTGATATTTCAAATATAAATCTATTATCTGTCTTAGCTCAAAATCTAGTGACTCGGTTTGTTGTAAGTAAGCCCCTTTCGTTTTATAATTATTAAATTCAAACTTGTTATCCGCTAAATTTAAAACATTTGACATTGTCTTTGTATCCTTAGATGTATCTTCTGATGGAACTTCAGCTACAGCTTTAGCGGTCTTTGGAACTTTTACTTTTAGAGTGGTTACCAACATGTCTTGATAATCCATATTTCGGCGTGGACGTTGAAGGACGTATAATCCAAGAACTACTAAATCTAAAAGTTTGTTGTACTGAGCCTCCGTAATCTTTTTAGATTTTGATTCCATTAATTCTGTAAAAATAGTTTTCAATTCATCAAATTTAGATTTTATTTCGTCTTGGTTTAGCCAATTATCCGTTTCCTTTGGAGTTTTTTCGTTACTGGTTTTCAAGTCCTTATTAATTGCTTCTAAAGATGGATAATACTTGTCGTATAATTTCTTCATTTTGGGTTGGTCTATCATTGACTTTAGCAAAGAAACTATTGCTATAATATATGTTCGTCTTGTATTTGGCTTTAGCTCATCTAATTTCTTTTGGATTGCTTCTACATCTTTTAGAAAATTCAGATTTTTTATCGGCTGATTACCATTTAGTCTTACAAGATTTTTTAAATACAGATTTTTAGAACTTTCACTAATTGTCTTTCCATCAAAGAGAGTTTCGCTAAATGATTTCTCAGCCATTTATATTATATTAGATTATATTTTTAAATAATTATTTAAATCTAATTTAACCAAATAATACTTTTGTCTAAATTCATTTTATAACAATAATATAAACAATCAAAGTTACAATGATTCTTCCAATTTTCAGGTATTATACCTTCAATATGTTTTTCAAAATGAATTCTTTTCCTAGGAATAATGATTTGTAATTCTTTATCTTTCCATTCTCTTAAATAACTTGTATTTATTTTTACTAGTGGAAGAATAAGAATAAATGGTTTATCTAAAACCAATAATCGTTTTAAAATATTTTTTGTTTGACTAAATGGTGGATTACTTATAACAATATCTCCCAAATCATTTTCAAAAAAATCAACTGGTTCGTGAATAACATTAAAACCTAATTCTTTTAAATAATTACCACTTTTTCCGTCACCGTAAAATGCTTCCCAAATTATTTTATCTTTTGGTATGAATTGCTGTATGCTTTCCCAAGCGTATTTTGGTGTCATATAATCATCGTGTTTTAAAAATGTTTTTGTATGAAATCCAGCCATTTATATATTCTAAATATTTTAGATTTTTCTTTTAAATTTAATAAAGTATTTTAATAATAATAATAATATACATTAATATTATATGGCTACTACTCCGACGTACATTAATCAAAGAATCAACAATCTACAGGCTCAGATTAACGCTTTACAACCTTATCCTCCACCTGAAACTCAAACATTAAGCGATGTTTTGATTCAGGGTAATAGTGCTGGGGCTACTGATATTGATATGAACCATCAAGACCTTACTAATGTGAATGAGATTACATTTTTAAATTCTAATACAACAAATGTTTATTCAGTAGGAGTAAATGGAAATGATTTTGAAATAGCAACAGGTGGGGACAGATTGTTATTAAATTCAGGTAGTTCTATTGAAAGCACTTGCTCTGAATTTAAAATAATTGGAACTTCAAATTCAAATAATATGAATTTTAATGACGCTGGTAATGCTTGGACTGCTACTCTTACAGGTGGAAGCGACATCAATTTTACGCAGGGCGACGGCAGATTTAGAGTAGGTGATGTTGGTAGTGTAGGTAATGGAATGATGATAGATTTAGATTATCAAACTGGATTTAAAGTTTTTACAGGGTCAGGGTCAGGTTCAATTCAAAGATATTTTATAGACCAAACAGGTCTTCAAACTTGGGAAGGCGGTATGGGTTTTGATAATGTGAATAATGTTTTATCATTTGGGAAACCCCAATTTGCTTGTAATTATTCAACAAGTGGTGGAACGCTGAGTATTAATTCACCCTACTCTCAAACAATTAATGGAATAGGTCAAACTCTAACTCTACCTGTTGTAACAAGTGGTATTGTTGGTATTCAATATTTAATAACGAATACAAATGCGAGTGCTTTAACCGTTAACGGAAGTGGAGGACAATTTATTTATTCTTCATTTGGAACTGCTGTTGTCCTTACAAAAAGTTTGACGCAAGGGCATTCTCACATTTTTACTGCTATTTATACAACAGGAGTTGGAACTTTTGGTTGGAGTATGGTATAATAAAATATCCGATTATATAAATGGATACTGATACTTTTGATAGTGTATTTTGGATTAGTTTTATAACTATTGTATCAGGTATGATACTGAAACTCGCCAGTATGTGTAATAAAAGCAAATGTAAAGAGTGTTCTGTTTGTGGAGGTCGCATCAAGATTATTAGGGATATTGAGGCTGAAACCGAATTAGAACTCGCACACCCTCCTTCACCAAATAACAATTCCAGCAAGAATTTAGGAGACAGCTAATTAGTTTAAGATAATTATTTAATATATTCTTATAATGTAAGAATGTATGAAATTAAAGACAGGACTTATAAAATAGCCGAGAAGCTCGGAGTCAAGATTTTTCCAAGTGATAATCCAAAAAAGAAGATTGATGTTTACGATTATAATGGAATTTTTATTTGTAGTATTGGAGCGGCTTCTTACGGAGATTTTCCTACTTATTTGGAATTGTTACCATTTGATGGGGCGATGAAGCGACAGCAACTATACAAGCAACGACACGCCAAAGAGATTACAAAGCTTGGTGATGAATGGGAAGGAAGTCCATCTTATTATTCGTGGTTTTTGTTGTGGAGTTAATTGTATTAACAATTCTAATACTTAAATAATATTCTTGTATATATATAAAAATGAACTTTACAACTTTAGAAGAAGCTCAGACTTATATTGATAAAAATCAAAAAGCAATTATTGCTTACGAGAAGCAACAGCAAAGAATGAAAAAATATCAAACTGAGAATGCTGAGAAGTGTAATGAGAAAGCCATCAAATATTATCAGAAGATAAAGGCGGAAGACCCTGAAAGATACAAGACCATCTTACAGCGTAGAAAAGAAAGGTATGTAGAAAAAGTAACAGCGTCTTAATTATTTATATGAAAATTGATTTAAATATAATATATTGTATATATATATATTAAGGAATAATGCCGCCACAAAATATTAATTACGCCAATAATTGTTTTTATAAAATTGTCTGTAAAGATGATAACGTAAAAGACTTGTACGTAGGTAGAACGTGTGACCCAGTAAGACGTAAAGCCCAGCACAAGAATCATTCTATAAAAAACAGAGATGGTTACCTGTATCATTGTATAAATAATAATGGAGGTTGGGAAAATTGGGATTTCATTATAATAGAAAAATATCCAACTATAGATTCAAGTGATGCCTGTAAAAGAGAAGAATATTGGGTGTGTGAATTAATGGCTTCACTTAATATTCATTATTTATTCGGAGTCCATCTTATAGGTGACAAACAGTACAAAAAAGAATGGTATTTTAAAAATCAGGCTAAAATTAAAGAATATCGTGAATCTAAAAAAAATAATTTAATAATACTTTAGGAATATTATATTAAAATTGATTTAAATATAATATTTTATAGATATATAATACGATGGAACTTGTTGAACGACTACCTTTAAGAGAAATGAACTTTTTGAATCAGATGGATTACAAGACTTTTAAAAATTTTTCCAAAAATTGTAAGAATGAAGATGAACGCAAACAAAAATTTTCATTAATGAAAGATTATTGCTACGCTAATATTAAAACAAGGGGGGAAGTAAAAAGAGTTTATAGTTACACTCAGACAACTCCACTTATCGTAGGGGGAAGACTCTACTGTGGAAATTCAATCCAAGGATTACCAAAAGATATTCGTGGTTTACTTTTACGTGGAATTACTACGGATATTGATATGAAGAACGCTCACCCAGTTATTTTGAAATATATCTGTGACAAGAATAAAATTCTTTGTCCTTATTTGACTTATTACATTAGAAACAGAGATACCATTCTACAAGATTTCGGAGCAGACGGAAAAACCGCCTTCTTAAAAGCAGTCAATGATGATAAATTAAATAAAAAAATTACAAATGATTTTTTTAAGAAGTTTGACAAGGAATGTAAAGAACTTCAAAAAGCCGTAACTGAATTAGAATGTTATAAGCATATTACGGATAGTGTTCCAGTTGTCCGAACTTATAATTGGCTAGGTTCAGCTATTAATAGAATTCTCTGTGTCTACGAGAATAAAATTCTACAAAAAGTTATTTCTGTGTGTAATTCTAAACAGATTGAAATCTGTGCCTTGATGTTTGATGGGCTAATGATGTATGGAGATTATTACGATGATGAAGAACTTTTACTTGAAATAATGGACGGAGTAAATGATGAATTTGATGGATTGGAAATGATTTTTGCTTACAAAGAGCATTCCAACGTGATTCAAGTTCCAGATGAATACGTAGTTGAAGTAGTAGTTCCAGTTACAATCTCAGCAGGTAAATCATTCAGAGAAGTAGCAACCGAATTTGAGAAAACAGTTTGTAAAATTGTTAACAAAGGATTTTTTATCAAGGAAGAGCCAAATAGAATAGTTATAATGTCAAAGACTCATCTTATTACGGCTTACGAAACAATGATTTATCAAAAATTTAGTCCTATTTTTGGAATTACTGAAGAGAATTTTCTTAACGATTGGTTGAGAAATAATCCAAGCCAAAGATGCTACGATGATATTGATTGTTATCCAAACGAAGAAGATTGTCCTAAAAATATTTTCAATACTTGGCGTCCTTTCGCAATGGAATTAGTACTAGAGTATACTGAAGAGTTAGAAGGTCTTGAAACCATTAGAAAGCTCATCAAAGTTCTTTGTAATAATGATGAAGAAGTTGCTACTTATTTAGAAGCTTGGATAGGTCAGATGATACAATATCCAGCAGTTAAATCTATTTGCCCTACTATAATTTCTAAGCAAGGAGCAGGAAAGGGTACTTTAATGTCATTTCTTGCTAAAATGCTTGGAGAATCTAAATATTTTGAAACGACTCAACCTAGCAGAGATATTTGGGGTGATTTTAATAGCAGAATGGCGGATACTTTTCTTATTAATTTAGATGAACTTAGTAGAAAAGAAAGCCTTGATTGTGAAGGGCAAATTAAAGGTCTAATTACAAATCCTAGACTTACTATTAATGAAAAAGGTATAAAACAGTATTCTATAACTAGTTTTCATCGTTATTTTGCTACGACTAACAAGGAAGAGCCTTGGAAATTAGTAAAAGATGACAGAAGACACTGTGTTATTCGTGCTAGTGATGAATTAATTGGAAATAAAGATTTTTTTAAAAAATGTTACGACTTGTTGGACGATGTAAACGTTATTAAAACTTGTTACGAATATTTCAAGAGCATTCCTGATTTAGAAAATTTCGGAAAGATGAAAATGCCTGAAACTGAATATTCAGCAGATACTAAAGAAGCAGGAGTTACTCCTATTGAGAGTTGGATTAAATCTTTGGTTCTAGAAAATTATTACGAAGAAATGGTAGAGCTTTCAGCTAAAAGTCAATTGGAAATGTTTAATGCTTGGTGTAAAAAATGTGGATTAGATTATAAAGTGTCTTCTATTCAGTTTGGAGTTAGAATAAAAAGAATGAATATTTCTGGAATTGAAAAAGGAAAGTCTACTAATAAATCAGAATACAGAAAGTTTAATATTCCTTTGTTAAAAGAATTTTTTAAGTTGACTGGAGAAATAGAAATAGAACCAGAACAAGAATTAGATAAGGAATAAACTAGAAAAAAAAAGATTAATTATAAATATTTTTATTTTTATTATTAATTAAATTGGAATACTTAAATCCGTTCTTGGAGCGAAAATGTTGGATATCCTTACTATACAATATTTATTTCTTATTTTATTAAAGGGGGTAGTTGGGAGTGGGGAGTGGTTTTGGGTTTGATACTGGAATGAAAAAAAAGAGGTTTTTTTAGAATATTTTTCTTTTTTTAGAATATTTTTTTGATTTTTCTCGTTTTTTAACGTTTCTATAGCGGCTATAAAAACCACTATCCATTCCCCACTACCCCCTTTTATATACTAAGATTTTTCTTAATTGATTCTCGGTGGCTTTTCCAATCGCATTTCTGACACTCTGGGCTACAATAATAAACTTTTTTACAACAAGAACATTTTTTAGTTGTTTCTACTTGACAAATGGAGCAAGGTCTACAAATATTTTTTCCAGTTGCTTTTTTATACATTTTTCTAAATTCTTTTGAATCTATAAATCCCTCTGAATGAATTAGTTTAAAAGTTTCTGTATCAAAATGTCCGTATTCACGCTCAAATTCTACTTTTAATTTTTTAAGAATTACAATTCCCAACTGAAAATTTCTCATTTGAATACTACCAACCTCAATTTCGTCCCAACACTCATCAATATCCTCCAACATTTCAGTCCAAAATGTTTTTTGAAATTCAATACTTTTTCCTTTTCTTAAATCATCAATAATAATACTTTCTATTTTAGAAATAGATTCCGCAAAATGATTTTCATCTCTAAATCTAGATTCCACATTTTTATCTCCGTAATAATAGGTAACACAAAAGGTCATTTTTAAAATTAGATTTGTTGTTGTAATAATTATACTCTCAATAAAAAAATATATTTTTAATTCAATTTTAAGTTTTAATAGTAATAAATTAGATTATTGAAAATTTATTTTTATTCATCTACAATTATTAATTTCTTTTTTAAAAATAAATTAAATTTTTCTATTAATTCAGGTTTTGAAATAGATTTTGCTCCAACAGTATTGTTGTGGATAAATTCTACATTTTTTAATTTTTTAATATTTTTCTCAACTGAGAATCCATTTGTAAATTTTATAAAATAATGAGAGTTTGGGCTTTTACTAATGTCTGTATCTACCTTACCAGAATAAAATCCGACTCTCCTTACTGAAATGTCAGGAGATTCATTTTGTTTTACAAAAATGAAACCTGTTGGCTCTACTTTTTCAGCAATAATTCTTGGTTGGTCTATTTTTTTCCAAATTTGAAAGATACAAGGAACATCATATTCATCGCCGTCTACAAGAAACGATTTATAAGGTAAATCATACTCGTAAATACAAGTAAAATTTAATGGAATTCTATTTTTAATGCTATCTTTTTTAAAACTTTTTGGTAGAATAAATGAAACACTGTCCGCATATTCGCAAGATTTTTTTAGAAATTTAACCGCTAAACTAGCTTGTCGTCCAAAAGGCGGATTACCGATAACGTGAATTTTTTTATCTGAAATTGGATTTTGTAAAAGTAAATAATCTTGTTTTTCTATTTCATCATTTTCTGGCTGTAAGTCGTAAAATTTATAATTATTTGTTAATTTTTTAATTTCTGAAATAAATGAACCATTACCACAACTGGGTTCAATAATTAAATCATCATTAGAAATTTCTAATGTATTTTTAATAATGGAAATACATTCTAAAACAATAGAATCTTTTGTATAATATTTATCAATAATATTTCTGTTAAGTCCTTTGGATTGAGCCATTTTGTTTTTACTATTATACAATTATATTTTTTTTTAAAAAATAAATCAGTTTTTTTTTTAATTAAAAATGATTTATAAAAAAAAGGATTACTCCTAATTTTTATTATTTTTTATTTATTTTATTTATTTTTAATCTAACTATTTATTTTTATAAAATTTTTAATCTAATTTTAATCTAATATTTAAATCTTTTGAAATAGCTGGGCTTGGTAATTTTTCTAGTGTCTCCACACGAACCATCAAAATAGACTGGGTAAGCCTCAATATAAGATTTTGTTACCTTTACTATCTTGAAAGATGTATAAGTGTAGTCGTTGAATAATGTGGCTTGAACTATCCTACCCTCTCTGAACTGATATTTATTAAAATGTTTCTCCTTGAAATAATCGGCATGTTGAGTGTCTAATATTTTATAAAATTCTCTTAAATCTACCAAAATTCGTCCGAAATTTAAATCTCTTTCTTTATTAATTTTTTTATCAAATTCAGCCCAAACTGAATCCATTTTATTATACCAATTGCCGTAGTCATCGCTGTAGTAATAATCCATATTTTCTCTAAGTTCAAGAAATCCTACAACGTAACACAAATCTTTATTTGTTTTGTTCTTGAATTGTAAATAATCCATTAGAACCATCTTTTTCTCAAATTCTAAATCGTTGATTGCTTTAATTTTCTCAGTATTCCATTTGCCGTCTTCAACGCTCTTGATAAACATTTCTGTAAAGTCCATCGTATCTCTCCAGTATTTAATCTTGATACTCTTTAAGAACTTGGAAATAATAATTTTATATTCACTATTGTCATCTTTTTCTAATTCCTTATAAATTTCGTAATTATTTTCAAAATGAATTAACGCCGTGTCTATTCTAGCAGGGCATTCTAAAAATTTTTTATTATTTCTATAAGGACAACATCTCCCTCTAATATCCATACTTGAATCGCAATTACACTTTGAGCTTGACATTTTGATTTTGATTTTAAGTTATAACTTAGTTTGTTGTTGTAATTATACTTTTATTTTTATTCTGGATTTTGATTTCAATTTTTTTTTTAATTAAAAATGATTTTTTTTTGTTGATAAAAAAAAGGGTTGCCCCAAATTTTATAATTTTATTTATTATTTATTTATTTATTTATTTATTATCTCAACGCAAGTTTCACAACAATTCCAGTGATAAGGATAACAGCAGCTACATTCATCAGTGCCTCTACAACCCCAGTGTTTGCTATCTATATCTTTTGAGAATGCTGAGCGTTTACAATCTATATTCAAACATTTTGGTTTTGGTCTTGAGATGATACCACTAATAATAAATAAACACAGAGCATTTTTTTTGTCGTAGAATCGTTCGTTATACTTAACACTTTCAATAAATTTTGCTTTTGATTTGTAGTTAAAATAAATTCCGTAATTTTTTCTTTTTAAAACATTCTGAATATCTTTCCAGTTTGCGATTTCAAAATTGCGAACAATAATAGGTATATATTTTGACCTGTACGTGAGTTGAAATGCGATGTATTTAATATCGTAATTCCACCATTTACTACATTCGCTGTAGTATGTAAAAGGTCGTTGCTGTTTGGTTGATAAGAAACTCAGTACATACCTGATAAGCAAATGCGGAATCTTTTTTTTAAATTTATTTATATTTAATCCCTTTTGAATAATTATCTCTGCTGGTTCATCTGAAATTATTAATTTAGGCATTTTGATTTTAAGTTATAACTTTGTTGAAACTTTGTTTGGTTTAGTAATTATACTTTTAATTATTTCTGAAAAATAATCTCAATTTTATTTGTTAATTATAAAACTTTAGATGACACTTAAATTTTGAGATTTTTGATTTAGATTTTAAGTTCTGACTTGATTTGTTTAGTAGTTATACATTTATATTTATTCTGGAAAAGCAAATCATATTTTTTTGTTTTCTATACGAATTTTGAGTTGTTGAGAATTTATTTTTTCTTAGCTATAGAACACAAGCACTAAACATTTAAAATTAAAAAATAAAATCTGAATAATCTAAAATCGTATAGAAAATAAAAAAATATGATTTGGATTTTAAAAATATTTTTAAAGGTATAATTATTAAAAACCCAACTCAAGTCAAACTCAAAATAAATAAAAAATCAGTAAACTAGATTTATTATAATTAAAAGAAATAATTGAATTGAATTTTCAGAAAAAATATAAAAGCATATTATTACAACAAAGCAACTAAAAGTTAAAATGTCAACCGAAATTATTAACTGTGAATGCCCTTTTCCAAAATTTGTTATCAGAGATGGAATCCAATTTTGCCGAGCGTGTGAACTACCAGACCATTATAAGAATGGAGTTGTATCGGAATGGAGTGATGATGATAAAGACGAAACAGAGAGTGTAGAAAGTCACGACGACTACGACGACCACGGAGTACTTTGTCATTATTCACGAACGACTGGTGGTTGGGACGCAATTGAACCATATTGTAAAAAATGTGGTTATACTTACACCGAATGTGTTTGTAAAAAACAAATTATTAAGAAATCAAATGTTAAAAAAATTAAAAGAAAATTAATTATTGAGGAGGAGGAATTTGATATTAAAAGACTGAAAGAGCTACCCCAGTCAGTAGTGGATTATTGCTTTTCATTCTTGTCAACTCCTGAAACTTCAGAGCAACGCCGCCAAACAGGACACCTTGGTACAATTGATTGGAATCGTCCTGCCGCTTGGTGGGAGCAACTCGTAAAAGATGAAACTTTCAGAGTATGGGAAATCAAGCACTATCCAGCAGTCGCCGCAAGATTCCAGAAAATGTCAAACGCTCATCTTAAAAAGGTAACAGAGCCATTACAATTATACGCATTTAACGGCATTTGGAGTGAGGGTAATAAATCAAAAAAACACTGGATTATTAATTTTAAAAGAATCGTCCGTAGTTCATCAGCAGAGGAAACAAGAAAAAAAATGTTAGCATTAATAATTTTAAGTAGTAGATAGATTAGTGTAGATTAGTATAGAAATTTTAATAAATAATTAGTTCCTTTTTTTTATTTTTAATATTTAATAATATATATATAATGTCATCTGGCGGAGCAATAATAGACCCAAGAAGTGAATTAAGTATTTTAGAAAGACACGAG